TGGAAAGATCAGCACGAACGGGTTGAGTCAAGCCGGCATCGGACTGACGAAGGTGGTGGCAGGGGCGGCGGTAATGAAGATCCCGGCGAGTGCAACCTGCGAATGCACGCCGACAGTGGAGCAAGAACGGACGTGCAGCTTCACGGCCGAGATCGAGCGCTGCTAACAGTCATTGCGACTGTAATTATTCGAGCATGGTCGAATAATTATTCGAGTATGACCGAATAACAATCCAGGGAAGGAAGGCCACGGATGGCCGTACCCAGCAAAACGGATGTTTGCAATTTAGCCCTGCTCTACATGGGCGTCTCGCAATCCCTCACGGATGCGGACACGGACACCTCACGCGAAGCGGTCTCGCTGCGCGTGGTCTGGGATATGGAGCGGCGCTTCGTGTTGAGGGACTTCGCTTGGCCCTTCGCGCGCAAGTACACAGCGCTCGCTTTTGTCAGCGGCACACCGGCAAGTCCGACAAACAACGACTGGATCTTCGCCTACAGCTATCCCGCTGATGCGGTGCTGATTCGACGCCTGGTGACGTGCGCGGGCCGACAGGAATGCTCGCCTCCACCGTTTGTGATCGGGCGCGATGGAACCAGCGGCGCGCACCTGATATTCACGAATTTACCGAACGCGCAAGCCGAGTACACCGTCGATGTGACGCTGGCTAGCGAATTCGACGCGGCGTTCGTGTCGATGTTCGCTTGGAGACTGGCTGCGGTCCTCGGGCCATCACTTTCCCGAAATGCCGACATTGTGAAGCTCGCGACGGAAGCCTATGCGCAAGCCAAACAGCAAGCGATCGGCAGGGCGCTTCAGGAAGGCGAATACGCGATTGCTTCCGGAGATCCAGATCCACGCACGAGAGACATTTTCAATTTGGCGCTCACCCGCTTGGGCATTTCGCGCAACCTCATCACCGTCGATCCTGAGCTGACATTCGCGGCCCTCTGGCCCCGGATCTGTTTCGCCGATGAGCGCGATTACATCTTGAGGGAATTCCCCTGGCCCTTTTCGACCCGGTACGTCAATCCGGCGCTGGCCGTGGGCTCTCCGACGCAACCGATCAACAACGACTGGGTGTACGCCTACAGATTTCCTTCCTCGGTCGGCTTGTATGCCCGGCGCTTCGTCAGTCCCTTGGGACGCTGCGCTCCCGTAACGCGCCAAGTGCCGTTCCGGATCGGGCGCAATCCGTACTACGCGAACACCTCGACCGTCTACACCGTCACTCTGAGCACCGGAGCCACCTGGACCACGGCGGACACGATCACGGCAACCGCGAATTCAAGCATCTTCACTTCCGATGAAGTGGGCAACACGCTGACGCTGACGGACGGGACAAACACCGTCATCTTGACGATTGCGGGTTACACCTCCGATACCGTCGTGACCGGAACACCGAACATCACGGTGCCTTCCGCCTTACGCAGTACCGCGCTCTATCGCTGGACGAGAGCGTGGAGCGGTCGTTGTGTCTATACGAATCAGCCGAGCCTGCCATTGGAAACCACGGTCCAAGTGACGGACCCGGATGAGTGGGACGCGAGCTTCCTATCGCTTCTGGCGTGGAGGATTGCAGCCTTACTCGCACCGTCGATCGGCAAAACGAAGACCGATCCGAAGCTCGTCGACCGCGTGCATCAAGCCTACATGCTGGAACTGTCGAGCGTGAAGCGGATGGCGCTGAACGAGGAGCAACCTGAGCCGGAACCGGAAGCGGAGTGGATCCGGAGTTATGGAACCGGTTCACCGTACGGCTCCTCGTGGAATGCCGATGGGTACTGGAATTCCGATGGGTGGTGGAACTAGGTGCAGAGGTCATGTTCTAAAGGAGAACTTTCTCCTGGTCTTCAAGGCGGCGCCGACGCGGCGCAGTATCAATCCGCGCTCGCCGCTTGCAGAAATTTCCTAGTTCTGAGGAGCGGAGGAATTGCAAACCGCCCCGGCACCGAGTACGTCGCGGCAGTGAAGACCTCTTCACTCTCGACGTACCTGCTGAAATTCGTCTCCTCCATCAATGACGCCTATCTTTTAGAATTCGGCAACCTCTACGTGCGGTTCTTCCGCCAAGGGGCCTACGTCAGCGTCGCACCGCTGGCCTGGTCCAGCGTCACGACCTACGCGATCGGGGATCTGGTCTCGAACGCGGGCGTGAATTACTACTGCATCTTCGGCCACATCAACCAGCTTCCCCCCAACGCCTCCTACTGGTACGCGCTCACTTCAGACATCTTAGAACTTCCAACGCCATACTTGACCGCGGACCTCTCGGCACTGCAATACGCGCAGGCCGGGGACACGCTGACGATCGTCTCCAGAAACTACGCGCCGATGGAATTGCGGCACACCTCGACGCGCTGGACCTTGAGCACAGTAACCACGGCTCCTTCCATTGCCGCTCCAACAGGAACCTCGGGAGCGGCGGGCGCGGTAGGAACTTTAAATTATCACTACGTTGTGACTGCTTTGGCCGTGGAGACCTTCGAAGAATCCATGCCGAGTGCCGATATACCCGTCGTGAATTGTCTGGCTCCGACGGCTGCCGCCCCGAACACGCTCGCCTGGACGGCCGTGACCGGCGCGACCGAGTACTTGATCTATTTGGATATCCCGGGAAATGGAATCTATGGGCTGATGGGCCGCGCCTCCTCGAACAGTTTCGCGGATATCGGCATTCCGCCCGACCTGTCGCAGACGCCGCCGCTGGTCCGGACGTTGTTTGCAAGTGTGGATAATTATCCGCAGGCCGTTTCGTTCCATCAGCAACGCCGGCTGTTTGGTTCCACGAAGAACAATCCGCAGGCGGTCTATGGCTCGCGCACCGGCTTCTTCTCGAATTTCAGCATCTCCTCACCGATTCAAGACGATGACGCGGTGACCTTCTCGATTGTCGGGCGCATGGTTTCCGAAGTCCGCCAACTGATCGAAGTGAATAAAGCGCTCGTGGTGTTGACCTCGACCGGGGAATGGATGGTCATCGGCAATAACGAAGGCGTTTTAACCCCTACCGGGATCAACCCGAAGCAGCAGGCCTACTGGGGCGCATCCCTCATTATTCCCGTCATTGCTGGCAACAGCCTGATCTATGTCCAGTCGCGCGCTTCGACGGTAAGGGATCTGCGCTTTCAGTTCGAGTCGGAAGGCTACGAAGGCCGCGATCTCACCCTGCAAGCCTCGCATTTGGTGGAAGGCTACGCGATCACTCGAATGGACTATCAGCAGATCCCGAACTCGATCGTGTGGTGTGTCCGCTCTGACGGTGCCCTCTTGGGTCTCACTTATCTGCGTGAATTGGATACCTGGGGGTGGCACCGGCATGACACCGGCCAGCAAGATGCCACCTCGACCCAGGATGTGATCGAAGACGTCTGCGTGATTCCGGAAACGACACCGCCGGTTCCGGGACAGGCCATACGCGGCAAAGAGGAAGACGTGCCGTATTTCATTGTGCGGCGAACGATCAACGGCTCGACCAAACGCTATATCGAACGCATGGCCTCACGCTCTTTCCAGGACTACCGGCTGGATGCGATTTTCACCGATTGCACGCTCACCTACAACGGAATCAACGCGACCTCGACGACCATCACCTTAACCGCTGCGGCCTGGACGATTGCGGACCTAATCACGATGACGGCTTCCGCCAATGTGTTTGTTGTTGGCGATGTGGGCAAAGGGCTGCTGGTCGCCGTGACCGTTTCCGACGGCCAGGGCGGCTTCCTCAATCGCGTGGTCCGGCTGGCGATCGAGAACTATATATCGCCAACGGTCGTGACTGGACACATGGCCAGCGCCGGCGAAGTGTTGCCGGGTCCAGATGTTCCTACGGAATTACGGAATAGCGCGCAAGCCTTCTGGTCGAAGTCCGTCTCCACCGTTACTGGCCTGGCGGCATTGGAAGGCCGCACCGTGGCGATCTCGGCGAATGGCGTCCCACTCACGGGCGTTGTCTCCGGAGGCGCGCTAACGCTGAGCACGCGCTACGACGTGATCCATGTCGGACTCCCAATCACGTCGGAAATCGAAACGCTTGATTTGGATTCGCAGCAACAGGAAGTCCGGGATCAAAAGAAGCTGGTGACTTCGGTCTCGCTGCTGGTCGCGAATTCCCGCGGCTTCAAAGCCGGCCCGGACCGAACGCATCTGTTTAGCCAAGTACCTGAATTGGGGGATGCCTTGGGTACGGACGTGTTTTCGCTGACGGGAGGGAAGCTGTGGACGAAGACGCTGGAAATGAGGATCACCTCGACCTGGGATAAGGCGGGCCGCGTCGTCATCAGACAAGACCAGCCGCTTCCGCTATCGATCTTGGGCTTGATTCTGAACGGAAGTACCGGAGGCTAGATGGCAGTAGACCCCATAGGCGCAGTCATTGAGGGAGTGGGCGTCGGCCTCGGTGTCCTCGGCAATCTCAGCGCCGCCGCCGCCGCCAAACGGGCCGCCGCCGTCACCGCCGGAACCATTTCGCAAACCTCCGAACTCAACGCCTCGCTGATCGAAGCCGGCTCGGAACTCAATGCCCAGGTCCACGATTTCAACGCCGCCGCTTTAGAAGGTCAGAGCAAAGACGCGGTGCAACGCGGCAAGGAACAAGAGGACCTCTTCCGCAAACAGATCAAGGGCGTGATCGGATCACAGCGCGCCAGCTACGCCTCGCAGGATTTGGATATTTCCTCGGGATCACCGTTGGAAGTCCAACAGGACACCGCACGGCAGGGCGAGATGGATGCCCTCACGATGCGCGCGAATTCGAGCAGGGAAGCCTGGGGTTACACCGTCGCGGCGAAGGGCGAGCGACTTACTTCGGATGCGACGCGCAAGCTCGGAGTCTTGCAAGCGCGCAACACGCGCCAAGTGGGACATGCCGAGGCCAACAATGCCAGGGTGACCGGAAACGCCATTGCCTCTGCGCATCAGTGGGGCGCGGCTTCCACGATCGCGACCGGCGCTGCCGACGTGTATCGCGTTAGCAAATACGGACGTTAAACGATGCCACAAGTCAGAACTTACACTCAGCAAGTCACGACGGAACGCGCCCCTACGGTCTCGCGACCGGAGCAGCGCATCGGTCAGCTTCAGACACCTCCTCCTGTCGTCCCCGCCACTGGAGGCGCGGAAGGAATGGCGCGCTTCGGGCAAAACGCGATGGGCATCGGTTCGGAACTCTACGCCGCCGAAACCCATCGCCAGGATCAGATTCGCTTACTCGACGCCGACCGGCAAGCCGGTCAACTGGAAAACCAGTTGATGTATCACCCGGAAACGGGAGCCCTGAATGTGCGCGGCAAGGACACCTTGGCCTTACCCGACACGGTGGGCAAGGCCTGGGACGAGCAAACGGGGAAAATCCGCCAGGGTCTCGCCAACGACCGGCAGCGGATCGCCTTCGATCAGCAGACCGTGACCACGCGCCAGCGCATGATGGACCGGCTCGACGGACACATCACGGAGGAAATCCACCGCGTCGATGGGGAAGCGCTCGAAGGCAAAGTCGAGAATGAGACGGAAGCGGCGCTCGCCGACCCTCTGCCGGAAAACGTCCAGCGGCGTCTGAACAACATCGACCAGGCCTACGACGACTTTGGCGGCCGCTACAGGATCGATCCGCAATACACGGCCGCCGCCAAAGCCAAAGCGCGAAGCCGCGTCCACGTGGGCGTGATCCAGCGGATGCTGAAGAATGGGGACGATATCAACGCGCAGGTCACCTACGATCACTTCCAGAAGGAGATCCTGGGCAAGGACTTGGGAGAGATCGAAGGCGGCTTGCACGAGGGCAGCATGCGCGGGCAGTCCCAACGGATTGCCGACGATATCGTGAACGGCAACCGGAAAGGCGCGACCGGCGACGAGCCACCGACCTTAGCCGAACTCCGCGAGCAAGTGAAAGTGCGAACCGAAGGCAATCCGGAATTGCGCGATCGCATCGAAGCGCGCGTTGAGGCCATCTTTGCCAAAGACCGGGAAGACGAGCGCATCGCCAAGGAAAGGCAGAGTGAAATCATCGTCCAACAACTCGCGGCCGACAAGGCACGCCGGGAACAAGAGAAAGAGCAGCACGCGCAGTTGGTCGATAAGATCATTCCGAACCTGATCGATCAGAACAAATCCAAGGATGTGCATACCATGTTGGACGCGATCGACCCGACCATTTGGGCCAACATGACCGCGAAAGAGCGCGAAGCGACGGAAACCTACGCGACACGCCAGGCCAAAGGCGAAGAGGTCAAGACCGACTTCGGGACCTACTACAACCTGCTCGCGCTATCGTCGAGTGACGCCACACGGAATGACTTCGCGAAAACGAATCTCAACGACCCGGTTTTACTGAACAGAATTTCCACCGCGGATCTGAAACACCTCGCCGAGATCCAAAACGCCATCCGGAAAGGCGACGGCAAGAGCGCCGACAAGCTGACCGAAGGCTTCCGCACCACTGGTGAAATGGTCAACGACTCGATGCGCCTCACGGGACTCGATCCCAACGCGAAAAACGGGACCGACGACGCGCGCCGCAAAGCGCAGCTCCATCAAGCCGTGGATCAAGACATCGCTGACTTCGAACACCGCAACGGCAAGAAGCCGACCCGGACCGATATTCAAGGCTTCATCGACCAGCATTTGATCAAGGGAACGGCTACCGATAAGGGATGGTTCTGGGATTCCCAAACGCAGAAGTTCTCCATCGACGTTCCGACGGGTGAGCCGTTCGCTATTCAGTTCAACCAGATTCCCAAAGACGAAGTGCGCAAGGCCGAAGAGGCGCTGGCGCGGGCAGGCAAGCCGGAATCGGAAGCGATCATCGAACAGATGTATCTGGCCAAGATCCGCAAGCAGAAACCAGCGGTCAAGTAGCCGATGTTCATCGAGCCGAAGCGCAACCTGCCGACGCGGAACAACAACCCGCTCAATCTCAAGTATGGCGAGGCCACGCGACACTGGGTCGATGAAGGCCACGCCGAACTGGGCGACAAAGCGACCGACGGCGGGCAATTCCTCAAGTTCAAAACGCCGGAGGAGGGTTTTACCGCCGCCCGCGAGCTGCTGTCGAGTCCGCACTATTCCGGCCTGTCGGTCAATGACGCGCTGCATAAATGGTCCAACCAGGGCTATGGGGAAGAGGCATCGGGCTTACCTTCTGGTTTACAAATGGCGGACCTGTCCGCCGAGCAAAACCAGACATTGATCGCCTCGATGGCCAAACGCGAAGGCTTTGGCGGGGAC